ATATACATTATGCGCAATCATGGATCGGCCGAATCCGAGCATTCGTCTCTTCCGCTTGGCAATGGCTGGGCCTCTGGCTCGGCTCTTGCCTGCGGCCTGGAACCCCGGCCAAGGATGAGATCGCGGCATGATTGAGTTCGACCCGCACCACCGTATCGACTTGACCGGCCCTTGGGCCGGTTTTTCTTTCCTCGGCGACCGCCTGATTACGCCCGAAGGCCGCGAGCTGGAACCGCAGGATCTGGCCTGGCTGTCGCTCACCGCCTGCCAAGCACAGGAATGGCGCCGGATGATGGCGCAGTTGCGATCGGCGCCCACCGAGAAGCCTTCCAGCACAATGGATTCCGCGGAAGTGATCGACGTGGCCACATTGATGGCGCGGCGCCAACGGCGGTTGTCCAGGGTGATGGCTGGCCCTGACGCCGATCCAGTGACGGCAGTCCTGCCAGTACAGGGGCCGAGGCCTCGCCAGCGCGTGTGAGGCGTTTCCGTAGGGGCGCTGCCCCTACACCCCGGTCACTGCTCGCGGCAGCGTTGCCAGCCGCCTGCGGGCGAAGAAACCTGTTCCCATCCGTTTGAGAGCTTTCGGAAGGCTTGGCCGCCAATACAGGCGAGTCCAGAGCGCTTGGAAGCTTCGGACCCGAGCGAAGGGAGCCCGACGACGCTATCGGAAGGACCAGGGCGACCGGCGCGGCGCGCCTCATCTGAAAGCAGACGGGCTTCGAGGTGCTCGCAGTACGTCTTTACGCCAGGATGCGGGTGGTTCGGCCAGGCCAATTCGTGACAATTGAGCGGCGTGGTGGTCTTTGACATCGAGTTGTAAGCAGGCTTCGGGGCCGCCGGGAGAGGCTTCGGCCTGGGGCCGGTAGCCGACTGCAGCTGCGCTGCGGCGGGAAATGCGAATGCCAGTGCTACGAAAAGGAAGCCAGCGCGGATATCCATACCCTACCCCTGTCAGGTTTGATTACTCCGACAAGGCTAGCGTCGCTTGAACGCCCGGTCCATCCACCAGGCAAACCAGTAATGCAGGTCGAAGAATCTGCTCATGCACCGACTATAGCCGCAAGCACGACCAAAATTGCCAGGTGGCCCACGTAATACGCGTAAAAGGCCCGGCCTGATCGTGGAATCCGTGCCGGTAGTTCGCCCAGGACTATGACAGGCAGGGCCAACAACGCCCAGCCGTTCCCGTTGTAGAGGCAGAGCAGACCCATGCAAGCCCATACCCAGATCGGCAGCACCAGGTAGAGGCGTTGGCGACGCCAGTCCCAAGAGCCCAGCAGGAAGTGCGTGCGCCTTCCATGATTCTTGAACCACGCCCAGGCCGCCAGAACGAGCCATACGCCGGGCCAAGCGTAGTCAAGGACAACGGGAGTCACGATACATAGCAACGCAGCCAGCGCCCACTGACGACGTTCCAGCGCCCATATGCAGCCGGCCGCAGCGGCGAACGTCAGCAGGACATTGAGCGGCAACGCCTGGCCGAATGCCAGCACAGCCGCGGGAGTGGCAACCAAGCCCCAAAGTGCCAGGCGCCGAGCAGACTTCCCCGCATCGGCGCCAGGTTGCGCCAGGTTGTAAGCCATGACCAGAGCGAACACAGGGAACGCAACCCGACCCAGCTGAGACACACCTGGCACGTGACCAAGATCGAACACGGTCACGATGTGATCGCCGGTCATCAGCACCAGCGCCAGCCATTTAAGCAGTTCACGTCCACCGCTGGTCATAGCCGATTCTCCCCAGCTGGCGTTGTCATATAGGTGCTGGTCGGGATCGGCGGCGATTCGGGAAAGCTCCCCATTGCGCGAGGCTGCCGCTCAATAGCTACGCCCTGCCCCCGCTGCTCGATCTGATCCAGGGCGCGGTTGATCTGTGTATGACCGTCCACAAGCCTGTTCTCACGTCGAGGCAGATAGGGCTCGTACTGGCCGCGTCGCGCGACGTAACGGCACGTCGGTTCGTCCAGATCGTAACGACTGCCCTGTTCCGTCACGCAATTGCAGCTGGGTTCGTCATGTCCACCGAGGCCATTTTCGCCACCCAGCGAAGACATGCAGAAAACGCGCGGCGGTTCGCTGGGGACGCTGAGCGCATCGTCGTATACGGGGGCACTCCAGGGTTGGGATGGGACACGCGGTAGGAACTTGTCGACGTATTCCTTTAGCGGTTGTGCCGACTTTGCCGCCACCGCTCCGCCCGCCGTCGCTGACGCTCCGTCGCGCGGAGCGCTGACGCCACTGGCACCACCTGGGGCGGGAAGGTCGCCACCACTCATCCGCTTATCCATTCGCCCGAACGCGACGTACAGCATCACCACCGCAGCCACAATCAAGATCGGAAGCGCGATGTAGTACCAGGGAATCTTGCGCTCGGTGGTGTCAAGTTCGGTGGACTTGTACATGCCCATCGGGCGCTTGGGTAGCGTCTTGCGCTTGATCGTCAGCGGGGTGGCCTTCTCAGCCCGTGCCTCGAACTTGTCGAACTCGCGCAGGTGCACAAACTTCGTCCCGAAGCGGCGGCGCACATGAACGTGACGCTCAATCAGATCGTGTACGAACTGATCGCACTGCTTGTCGGGGGATTGGCTTACGAAGATGAAGTCCAAGCCCTTATGCCGATGCTTGGCAAGCTGCTCCACGTGATGCGGCACCTTCGCACCGGCTGGCCGCTTCGGAAGCATGCCATGCTCATACGCCTCATCAACCAGGGCGACAGCGCCATCAGGAAGGAAGTTCGGCCAGTCGCGGAACTGCTCCGGCGTCATCTCTAGAACGCCAGTTTTGGCATAGTCGAACTCGCGAATGTTGCACGCGTACACGATGCGCCCCTGATCTTTGAACTCAAGCAAGCGCTCGATGGCGTGAAGCGTCTTGCCGTGCCCAGGCTGGCCGGTATACCAGTAGATCATGAGCCCGCTCCCAGCTGGTCAGCGACAGCCTTCGGTACGATGAAGACCTTCCAGGCCATGCGCACAGTCAAGGCAGAGAGGATCATTGAGAAGGAAATGCCGACGCCAAGGTAAGAGAGCATCTGCATTGCGGGGCCGTCCAAACCGCCGATGAACTGCATCACGAACTCTTTAAGCTTCGGCAGCATCGCGTTGAACGTGACAGTGGTCAGGCCAAACGCCGCGAGCATCTTGCCGAGCATGCCGGCAGCGGCATCCTTTAGCTTGCCAACGAGCGACGTTGTCGCGTCTATGATCCAGTCAGACACCATGCCCATCAGAAGACCCGTCCCATAAGGATTTGAATTGCCGTGTATGCGCCGAAGATCAAGATCAAGGCGCGAAAGATCGCTGCGATGCGACAGAAGTACGGGAAATCAGCGGCGTTGACGGTTTTCCCCATAATCGTGATTGCCGGAGGCTCAGGACAGGTCCCGCCACCGCCGAACATGTTGCTCGTATCGAGGTTGCTCGTTGAAAGCCCGATGCCCCACTTCTTTGCGCTGGCAACGTCGGCTGCGCCGTCACCAATCGGCGTCACACCTCCCCTGCCCTCCAATGCATCGGCCACGCCATTGCCGTTGGCGTCTCCATTCGTACCGCCCTGCCCAGGCGTGTCCTGCTTTGACGCGAGCTTCTCCACGGCGCAAGCAGATCGCCATTGCATGAGCAGCTGTGTGTACTCCATCGCATTGCACTTCTCACCGGTGCAAGTAGGCATGCCAGATTGGGAGCAATGGCCGCCGCTGATGTTGTTGTTGCGCCGAGTGTTGCAGTCGATGCGCCACTGAATGCGTGCCTGCCCACACATGATGGGCGACCCGCTACATGACGGGGGTGAGTCGCATGTGTCACCGCCGGAAAAGCTCTCAGGGTCGTCAGTATCCGGCTGGCCGTCGTTGTCCTTATCCCTCTTGCATGTCCCATCTGCGCCGCGCACCTCGCCCTGGGCGCACTGACCATCACCAGGAATGCAGTTGCCGAGCGGACTGCGGATCATGCCCGCTGGACACTCTTCGTCCTTCTTCTTGCAGGAACCAGCCACCAGTGCCATGCCATCAGGGCACGGCTTCTCATCGGTGCAGGCGTTGCCCGTCTTTACCTTGCCCGGCGGACACTCTGGCTCAACAGGCTGGCACACACCAAGCATGGCGTTCCACACCATGTTCTTGCCCTGTGCGTTGCAGTCCGGCTTCTTGTCACAGGTCTTTCCATTTGTGGAGTAAGTCGTAGTGTCGTCACCGTTGTCACGATATGTCGATTCGCAACCGTTGATGCACCGCACCGATCCAGACGGAGGAAAAAACGGCGTGGTTGCACTACTACGCTCAGCGCATGACTTGCCCCAATAGAACGTCTGATGGCCCGTAGACCATAGGCCAGCATTGCATTTGCCAGTCTGCGTGATGTAGCCGCTAAACGATTTGCTGCTCGCGGAAACGCATGCTTCATACTGCGCAGGATTGTATCCACTGCTAAGCACGCGCCGTGCGTGGCTCCACGCCTCTGACAGTGCCTCGCCTTGATCGCACACGCGGTTGTTGGGATCCGTGCATCGATATTGCTGCGCGCCTGCGGTTCCGGAGAAAAGAAGCCCCATGCTTAGCAGAATCACAGCCACCAACGCGACCAAATTTCGATAAGCGATCATCACACGCCCTCGAACGCGATCCAGCATGCACCGCAGAACGCAACGATTACGAAGTACCCCATGACACTTCTCCCTAACAAAAAGGGGGCGAGCGTTTCCGCGCACCCCCGTGAGTGAACTTGCGCCCCGATCAACCCTTGGCGGCGCGCTTGGTGAAGGCCCACACCACCAAGATGCCCAGCAGCAGGGCGATGGCACCGATCACGATTGCCATGTCTGCATTGCCCTTCGAGACCTCGGCAGCGATTGCGGCGCCGGGGGACGTGCTGCCCGAGGCCAGGGCTGCGCCCGACGCAACCAGGGCACCGGCACCAGCGCCGATCTTGGTGAAGGTGGAGGCGCCAAAACGGCGCAGGGTGTTCATGTGCTTCATTGCGATTTCCTCGTCATCAGTAGACCCCTATGCGCGCAGCGCGGAATACGAGGCGCGCCTTCAACCCAATCGCCCAGGACAGAACAATCGCTCCTGCGACGAGGGTCCCATCGGCCAAATCCAGGGGAGGCAGAATTGGCTGGTGGTATGGCATCCAGACCGGCACCGAACACGTGCCGTCCTGCTGCACGTTCTCAGCAGCGCAACCGACGACGTAGAGAGGTGCCGGGCCAGACATGATCAGGCCGCCTTGCTAGCCGGCTGCGACTTCGCGCCTGCCGGATCAACCAGAGTCATGCGGCGGGCGAGTTCGACACCGAAGCGGCCCGGCACCAGGTCCGTGGTGAGATCCCATTCCTTCACCGCGCCGACCGGATAGCCCTTGTCCAGACCGTCGACTTCGACTTCGATTTGGATGCGCATGGCTTCGGTTTCGAGCGTTGCACGCTGGCTGTAGATCGGCTTCTGCATGCCCTTGCTGGTGGTCACGGTGCGGGTCTCGACGGCGGTATTGATCGTGATCTTCGGAGCGTTCATTGGTTCGATTCCTTGGTCTGTTGGATTGGCTTTATCGTTTCGTCGTTGGCGAATTTCGGGCGGTACTGTGGGGTCAAGCTAAGTCCCCCCCTACCCCCCCGCAGGGAGACGTGGTGGACCGCTTGTTGCCCCGTTGCGCGATGCTTGCATCAGTCCGCCCGGTGACCAGGTGTCGCCCTGGCCTATCGGATCGCGTGCTGCTGTCGCCTGCGATCAAGGCGTCTTGCTCCGGACGGCGCGTGTAGTCGATAGGCGGGGGATTCCATGCCCCAAAATTCCGCGAGAAATCGACCACACCGCCTTTCGTGACGTACTTGCTTACGTAGCCGGTAATGTCTGCTTGGCTGCGCGGTGCTTCGATGCGATTACGGCCGAACTCCCGGTACCACCACTCATGCCACTCGTAGCGGCTGGCGAGGCGGTTGAGGTCATCGGTAGGTGCAGCTGCAACGGCGTGGAAATGGAGGCGGCCATCGCGGTGGAACTCCTGCCCGCGAGCCCACTGAATGCCGCCGTGCCAGCGCGATGCCCATTTGGGACCGTAGATGCTGCGGTTGAGACAGCTGACGAAGTAGCGGAACGCTTTATCAGCCGCTTCCTCGTGCATTCCGCCTGTGCGACTGGTCTTGCTGAGCTTGAAAGTGAGCGTCCAGAACTGTTGCCAGGGGACGCGCTGGAGTAGCTCGGCATATCCCTGCGCTTGGTGATCAACGTGCCGCAGCTGGTGCAGCAGTTCAGCGTCGCATCCGCTGCCCGGAGGGTCTGTAGGCTGCCCCCGCACAGGTAGCACGGACTGTTGGGGAAATGACTGTTCATCGGACATTGCCCTTCCGCCGCTTGAACCAGTGACGAAGTGCCAGCCACGCCTGCTCAATCACGATGGAGAGCAATGCCACTCCCAGCCAAACGGCGATGAGCGCGGCGCACCCCGCAAGGCCCATATCGAACTCCACCAGTTCAGCGAATGAAGGAAACCTGCTCATGCGGCGCGCTCCTGCTCTTCAGCGAGTTCGGCAGCGGCGAGCAGGTTGCCGCGTTTGGTGGCTTCGATTTCCATGCGGCGAAGGTCGACTACCGCCTGGGCAACAAACTGGCTTTCGCGTGCAGTGCGACCAGCGGAGAACGCACGCCGATCAACACACCACGTCACGAATTTGGCTAACCCAAACGACACGGCTGCGATACACCCCAGCAGCACGGCGAGAACAAGTGCGTCCATGTGCCCTACCCCTCCCCAAGCCCCAAGGGGCCCCCGGGCGGCCTTGGGGTGCCGACCGGGGGTATCGGCTACAGGCGTAGCCGATGGGGCGCACCATAACCGGCTACACCCGTAGCCGTCAACACCTGTAGTCTTCGCCCGTAGTCAACGGGTGGAGACGGTCATGGATTGGGTGGAGTTTTTCGAGAAAACGCGGCAGGCAGCAGGCGTTGAGAGCTTTGCGAAGCTCGCTCCGAAGCTCGGCATTTCAGACGGTGCCATTTCTCATTACCGCACTGGGAAGCGTGTTCCCCAGGTATGGGTTGTCGCGGAATGCTTGAAGATTCAAGGGCATCCGCAGCCGGAGAAAGCGGCAATCCAGATCATGAAGTCAGAGGCCCAAACCTCTCCGGAGCGACACTTCTGGAAGAGACTGGCGGCGACCGCAATGGCGCTGATGCTGGCAGTTGGGTTCGCCCTGCCGCATGACGTCCAGGCAATGCCGCAGCCAGGTAGCGCCTTGCACG